TTAGAAAAAGATTTGCTGATAGAAAATCTGATAACCTCTCCTGTTACTAGATGTATTTTTTAGTATAAGAGTAGTGGAGTCTTTAAAAGTTAAAGAAATCCCACTATAACTACCAGTCTTTATCTGTTGTACTTGTCCAAAAGTACAGAAAAAGAGAACGATTCCACCAAAAGAATAACCATCTCGAATACCAACAAAGCCATTAACATCGGTAATTTCAAAGCTTTGTTGGGAATCTAAATAAACCGTGTATGGATGCTTAATAAATAAGCCTGCTGGCATCAAACCATTATTTTCTGAATTAGAAACACCGATTAGTCCTCCCACAACTGATGCGAGGTCTTCTTTGCTGATTAAAATTGGGTTGCCGGAAGCATCTAATGCACGTACCCATTTTGCGTCACTTTTCTGTGGTAACTGGTTTTCGAATTGATCTGCCATAATTGTAATTTTTTTAAATGGTTATTAAATGATATTTTATAATTCCTGCATAGCTTCTACCATCTGTGGCGAACAGTGTCCAGATACAAAACTCTGTAAATATGTGAACTCATCATCTGAAAGTTCTATATCTCCATCAGAATGGTAAATACGAAGGGCTAAATCCATCCCTCGTATATCACCATACCGATATATCAGATTGGCCAAGTCAAGCCGAACATCCTGTTCCAGCTTTTGAGTATGGTCGATACCAGACCAGAATCGCATTTTTTTAAAGTTTACTTTCTTCATATAGCTGATATTAAAAATTATGATTAACCACAGGTATATTGAACCCAATATCCCTGATCATCCCGTACAAAAAATCTGGATACATCATCATTTATAACCAGAGAGCTTGCACCTCCGGAATTATTGGGATTGCGGAATGAACCGGATAAGGTTATAGCACCACTGCCTGAAACTCTTTTCATATAAAGAATTTTCCCAGCAGGTGAAGCAGATGTACTCGGCATGGTGACTGTGATATTCCCAGAGTTACCAAAAATGAGAAAGTCATCGTTCGCATTGATGGTTGCAGATGATGTTATTCGTCGTGTGTTGACAACAACACCATTAATTCTGGTTTTTTCCGTACTTCTAGCCAAAAGCGAGACATTTCCATAGGCCTGAATAGCCTGCCCATATCCGGATGCATTACAGAGTGCCTTGATCGCAATAGAATCAGATGAACCGTAAGTTTCAGCACTGATACATATTCCACTATCGTGTCGTACCTGAAGCATTGCACTTGTCCCCCGGTTAACTGAAAATAATTTGGTTGAACTGTTGTTATAGTTACCAATGCTGAGAGACACATCTGCAGCCAGATTACTCAGACTCTTTGCACCGATTGAGAATCCTCCGATAGTTCCGGAGTCTGCGGATATATTACCTATAAATTTACCTGTAATCTCGGCATTGACACAATGGAAATACCCGGTATTCCCATTCAGGATCATGTTTGCAACTCCATTTGTTGACTGTTGTGATTTCATCACACCACCACTAAACATAAACCCTGCGACATTGGCTCCGTCAGAAAACAATGTATCGGTGGCAATATTCACCAGCTTGTTCATTGCTTCCCAGTTATCATCGCCGTTAGCTGATGTCGGTGCATCCGTAACAGTCGAGCCTTGAGTACGAACAAGGAAGTTATAATAAACCCCGTTAAAAGGATGTATTACCTTGTCACGATAGTCTGCACTCCACTCGTATGATTCTCCCGAACGCCATGGGCCACGATCACGTGGGAAAGCTCCCGTAGCCCCGGTAGCACCAGCTTCCGCTACTCCGATTCCTATTTCTGCCACATAATTGTCTGACCAGGCATTAGCTTCCGAGGATGACCAATAAGCACGGACTGCAAACTGTGTGCAGCCGGAAGCCGCCGGAACAGAGATGGAAGCCGACTGCACCGGACCGACATGAGAGCGCCAGGAACCGTCATATTTTCTTGCAACCAACCACAGTTCGGCACACTTACCAACAACTCCGTTACGGTTTTTCTTGCAACTGACGGTAAAAGCTGACGGAGACATACTGCCAGTCGATGTATAAGCTATTGAACTGCATGAACTATCCAACCAGTATAATGTCGGTGGCTCAATATTAGTGAGTCGCTGCCAGTCGGGATGCAGTGTGTTTGTTGATGGAGTTCCAGCCAGCAGATATCCCTGAGGCGTACGGACAAAACTGCCGTTTTTGAATTTCGCAACAGCAAACGGTGGCGCACTGGTATCACGCAGTGCTACAAAAGCATTCTCAGCAAATTCTACCGCTGAGTTTTTCTTGTAAGGGACATTGCCTGAAATCCATGCTCCGCATGGGATAAAGCTGGCACCGGGAGTACCATTCTGTCCGGGTGTACCTTGAGGACCTTGGGGACCTTGAGGCCCCTGCGGACCTGTTGCACCGGTATTCCCCTTATCTCCCTTGTCACCTTTGGAACCGCTCACACATACTGCGTTTGTTGTGGTTTTGGAGTTATCCGTATAAGTGATAACGGAACGTGTCCACATGTATTTCCCATTTTGCCATGCCGGAACTGTTGTTGACCAGCTTCCTCCTGTTGTCGAGGACGAAGAAGCAGACAGATAATATTCTTCAACAATCGATTTCACTCCTTTGCCTGCCGCACCTGTATTGCCGGTTGCTCCTGTATTACCCTTCGCTCCGGTTATACATACGGGAGCTGTTTCCTTTGTCGTTTCATCCGTATATGTGACCTTTGTCTTCGACCACATGTATTTGCCGTTAACCCATTCCGGGGAAGTTGTCTGCCAGCTACCACCAGACAATGAAGTTGCTGATGTGGACATATAATACAGAACATCTACTGATTTAACGCCTACACCGGCAGATCCGGTATCTCCTTTGTCACCTTTATCTCCCTTAACCTTAGTCCATGTGTAAGAAGAAACACTGCTACTATCAGCCTGTGTAAAATCTACATACTGCCCGATATAAGCACCGGGAGTTTCTCCGTTGTTGGCTGTAAAGCTCTTGCCGCCATCATCGGAATATTTAATGTGCAGATAAGAAGTTTTACCATTGGCTCCCGCAGGTCCTTGAATACCCTGATCACCCTTAGGCCCTTGTGCACCCTGAAATCTTGCCCATTTGTAGGAAGTGTAAGATGTAGGTGCTGTGGAACTTTGTGTTACAGCCGTACCTATATAGGTGTTCGGAGTATCACTCATCGGATTACCATTTGAGTTTGCCGAATACTTTACATGGAAATATGATGATGTACCGGGAATGCCTTGAGAGCCGGTAGGCCCCGTATCACCTTTATCCCCTTTGGCGCCCTGAGGTCCCGTGTCTCCTTTATCACCCTTGTCTCCCTTGTCACCCTTGATTCTACTCCAGGAATACTTCTTGTAATCGTTACTATCTGCCTGTGTAAAATCTGTATATTGGCCGATATAAAGTTTATTGGTTGAATCGCTGGTACTGAAGCCCGAAGAACCATCTGCAGAGTTGGCATAAGCGATGTGCAAATAAGATGTCTGCCCATTCGTCCCGTTTGTTCCCGGAATACCCTGGTCACCTTTTGCACCCTGTGCACCTTTTGTCTTCATCCATTTATATGCAGAAACACTGCCACTGTCGGATTGTGTAAAATCGACATATGTACCCATCCAGTCTCCTACATCCTCGCCATTATTACCAGTAAAGGTCTTACCCCCGTCATTAGAATATTTAATATGGAAATAAGAGGTTTTACCAGCTGCTCCTGTAGCCCCGGTTTCACCTTTTGGCCCCGGGATACCCTGTTCGCCCTTTTCACCCTGAAGCCCTTGAAGGCCACGCGGTCCCTGCTCACCCTGAATCTTGCTCCATGTATATTTCTTGGGATCTGAGCTATCAGCCTGTGTGAAATCTACATACTGTCCGATATAGGCACCCGGCAATTCTCCATTGTTGCCGGTAAATGTTGAACCTCCATCATCAGAGTATTTAATGTGCAGATAAGAGGTTTGACCGTTAGCGCCATTTGTACCCGGTATGCCCTGATCACCTTTGGCCCCTTGCAATCCTTTAAAGCGTGCCCATGTATAAGCAGCCGGATCGGTACTGTCATCCTCTGAGAAATCAACATACGTGCCGATATAGTCATTAGGTGTATCGGATATATCAGTCGGCTTGACAGGATTCTGTAAGTGCGAGTACTTTATGTGAAAATAGGAACTGCGACCATCTGCTCCAGCAGGGCCTTGTATACCTTGTTCTCCTTTCGGTCCCTGAAGTCCCTGTAAGCCACGCTGACCTTCTGCAACCTGCTTCAGCCAATCCGGATTATTATCAGCAGGTTCTGACTCTGTACCTTCCGGATTGATGCATAGCCATAATGAACCATTATGGGATACTCTATCAAAATAAGCATGTGGCCCAGCCTCCCATGCCCCTTTGTCAAGAGGAACCCGAATCGGCTGACCGGTAATGGTATCCGTCTGGAATATAAGACCGGTCATCAGGATATTTTGTAGTACAGCCGAATAGTTGTCACAGTCAAACCCCTGTACTTTCATTCCTTTCTTTTTCCCCAGCCAGCTTTTCATCTGTGCCGGTTCCGGGTCCCAGGTATTGGCGTTATCAAAGAAAGTAATACAATTGTTCCCGTTCAGAGTATCAAACAGAATGTATGTTTGACGGTCTAGGTCTGTAAAGTTCCCCGTTTGTGCCAGTATCATTTCCTCACCCGGTTCGTAGTTGTTCCCGGGACGATTTACCATTTTGAATGTTTTTGCATCATAGTCGGCTTCTGTCACGCGAAACTGCATTTGCGCAAAACCAGTAAGTTTTCCTTCTTCATTTTTTGTTGTAAAGAAAGCAGACAGAATGTCATCAACAAACTGGCTCAGTCCGTCCGCTTCTGTCAAGTCTGGTATAACCGTAAAACTTCCATCATCATTCTTTATATATGACTTTACTTTGCAACCGCCCCCGGGAGATATAACAGCACGTCCTTTGAAATATGTAATGCGATTATAAGCTATTTCCGGAACAAATAATCGTTTACGAAAATAGCCTGATTCCATTTCCATATTCCCTGCTTCGTCTATCATACCACCAGAAACACCTGTAATGAAATTACCGAATTTTGCTATTTTATTAACCAAGATTCCACCAAGCAATGAAAGAAGGTAATTCGTTTCATCTTGCTGATCTTTCCGAAGAAACATTTTCAATGATCTGAGAGCAGAAAACACATTACTATCTGAAGGGGGAGTTGAATCATTTACTTTGATAACATATACGCTACCACTTCCGTTTCCTGTATATACCTGTCCCTTATAGGTCAGTGCATCAACTTTATCTTCAATTTCTCCAATACGAGAATAAGGCATACTCTCACCTATCGTATAAACAGGCGAATCCCAAGGAACATCAAGACTCATTTCCCATCCCAAGACACGTGAGATACGTCCGTTCTCAAAATAGGTATCATCTACGAGATTTATTCTTTGCCCGAACTCGAATGTGCGTGAAATCAAATCTTCATGCACCCAATCACTTCTTAATGTTACCGGATAGGTACCGTCATCCTTCTTTACCTTCTCAGCATATTTCTGTGCTTTATCTTTCAGCTCTTGCTCAGCCTCCGGGATATACTGATCTGATACAAGCTGGATGTTAAATCCAGAAAGGATATACTTGTCACCGTTTGCAGGATACATCATATCATCTGGCAAAGGGCGGCCGTAGTTCTCATTTCTTACTATCTCCCAAAGTTGTTCGCCCCTACTCTCATCTTTGGGATCAGGATTGAAAATTACACCGAACGCCATGCCGTTCAGTTTACCAGATTGGAAGGTGATCTGAAGCTCCTGTCCTTCGATAATATACTCTTCCTTGAATGTAAGTCCACTATCTTTGTAACGATAATAGGTGACGGTTTCCTTGGTGCCATCCTCACTCTCTACTTTCTCAGTACGGGTGTGTACATCGGAAAGGGTACCAACCTGGCGAGGATAGACATCGTCGAAAACCACCACATCTTCGATGGCTTCTTCCTGCGACATTCCTTCATATGCGTCAATATAGGGAGTATCGGCCGGAAGCATAAGCCGTTTCTGGACTACACCGTTCACAACGGCCTGCTCGTCGGTCGGACGGTAGTTCGTGGGGATATTCTTTGTTGAACCAAACGCATAGATGCGGGTGGCATAAGTGCCCTGACTTTCGCTGCGGGTGATGCTCGACGCTTCGACACCACGCTCGATTTTAACGGCATCTCCGAACTCATTTCGCCCAAAATGAATCACGTTGTCCGTTATCCAGCAATCGCAGTTCCACTTATCCTCACCCGCCATAGAGAACAGGGCATCCAACAGGTTTATGTTGTCGTAGGTCATTGCTACAGCCTTGTTCTCTACGGTATCGTCTATGCTGAATGTGAAGTCTGAACCTCGGTAAGTGTACCCCAATGATTTCAGATTACGGAGAAACACACCCAACTGCACGTCAAGGGATGCAGTTAGCGACCATGACGCTTCGCTACCTGCCTGTTCAGGTGTGTATTTGAATATCTTGTTCTTCCACTTCCAGTAGTAGGCATCCAGCCTTAATTCGTAGTCATATCCTCCGGTTGAGGTGTTGTAGGTGGGCTTCTGAAGGTCAACAATCTCATAGATTTTTGCCAGCTTGCCACCCAGAGAGTCGTCCAATGCTCCGGCCAAATCCACGTAGTCGCCCAGTTTGAACGGGATGGGAGAGGGCGCCGAGAAGGGAAGGATTATATAATCCTCTTTCATCAGTGTAAACTTTCCCTTTGCCCCTTTATTAATGGGGGTAGAAAACCTTGTCTTTCCAGATATGTCCTTAATTTCAATCATATCCCCAAAGTTCATAAATAGAAAATGGAAGCCCTAAAAATCAAGACTTCCATTTGAAACAATAAAAGAAATGTTCGTTATTCGCTTCTATCCATCGGGTTTGGTTCGCAAAATTTCCCTGAAACCTTGCCAAAACAACGATCAGGACTTAGTCCATAGGACAGACTTTTCCCTAGGTAAACCAGCTTGTAAACTTCATTTCCGAGAGTCGGGACTTTGATGTTTACTGCACCTTTTTCCAGTTCGGCCTGAAAAGATTTCTTCTTTGTCCGATAGTCGTTCTCCGAATTTCCTTCGATGGTAAACTGTAGTGTAAATTCTCGCGAGTCCACTTTTGCGTTGTCGGTTATCACACGTTTTCCATGTTCCAACCGGCTCTCATTCTCGATGTAGTCCTTCATCTCGTTGAATCCGTCGATAGTATCGAGGAAACCGTCCCCCATACGGACACCCCATGTAGCCCATGCATCCTTCCCGTTGATAAATAAATCTCCTGTCATAGTCTTGATGTATTACGTTTTACTTCTGAAATATCTGCCTTAATATCTTTCAAGTATTTGGCTGAGTCTTCAGTATTCTCTCTGATTTGCTGTAACTCCAAATAGGAATTGGCCAGGATGGTACGTGTCTCGTCGGCGATGTTGTACAGACCAGTTACTTGTGATGTCAAGGAACTGATGGAGCCTCGCAGTTCGGTAATGGCTACCGTCTGTTGCTGCTCTGCTGTCTCTATCCTAAGATTGGATTCATACACGGCAGTAAAACGGCCGCTCAATTCGCCTGCGTCTTCGTGTGTCATCTCGGTACCAAATCCGCGGCTGGAAGCCGACTGCTGGGAACTACTACCTGTCTTGTCGTATCCGGTAGCTGCGGCAAGTTCATCCCGTAGTTTCAATGCCTCATTCACGTACTCCATATATTCGTTTTGGAGTGAATTGCGTTCACTCTCGCTCAGATTTCCGTCCTTCATACTTTCACCGAATCTGTTCCACCAGTCTTCAAGCTTCTGGCTGTACATGTTACCGATTTTATCTGAAAGCATGGCACTCATAAAGTATTCGGATAGGTTATCCGCAAAATCTTCCGCCGAGGCATCCATATCCATGAGAGTATCAATAAAACTATCATACATGGAATCAAAACTTATTCCGGTAAGCTGTTCGAAAAGACCCTCTTTCAGTTCTTCGAGGTTTCCGGCCAAATCTGCATATTCACCTAGTGCATCAACGACAGCATTTCCATAGCCTCCTTTCCCTGAATCGGCCATTTTCTGCCACAAGTCTACATTCTGACGTAATAAATCCATCTGCTCCGGAGACATCTGCCACAAGGAATCTGTACCTGTGAACTCTGCCATGACATTTTCCCGAATCCATTGTATGTCACTTTCCGACCAGCCCATGTAATAGGCCCAGCTATGATGCTTACTGTGATAGCCAGCATTGGCCTGCGCTTTTGAAAGGACATTCTTGTTGTATTCCTCCTGATACTTGATGGCTTTATTGTACTCTGCTACGGATTTCTCGCTTCCCTTGCTGGACTTCATTTCTTCTGTAAGTGATTCGATGGCAGACTGCAACTTTTCGTTTCTGTCCGTGAGTCTGTTGATTGTATCCTGAACCTCTTTTTCGTTTCCTCCAATACCGAAGAGTTTGCTGAATCCTCCGAAAGTCAGGGTATCCCATATTCCACCTACAGACTTAAAGACACTACTGAATATGTTACCTATGAAACCATCCAGCCCCTGCGTCCCGATGGCATCTAAAAGAGAAAATGCAGCTCCAATTATACCTCCAAGTTTCTCGCTCTCTTCTGCAAATATGTCTACTATATTTCCGGCCAAATCACCGACCTGAGAGAGGGAAATTTCAGAGTTTGAACCAAGCTGGGTAATGACGTTTGACAATGTGAGAAGGTTGCTTGTCGTTTTATCTGTCGACTTTTGTACATTGACCTGAGCGTTCTGCTGTCTTTTCTTGGCATCATTCAGTTTCTTCGTGGCCGCTTCCTTCTGTGCATCTGTTCCGCTTCTCATGGCTTCGTTGTATTCCTCCTGAGCTTGTGACAGTTCTTCCTGTGCCTTGGCCAATTCGCTTAACTGTTCGGGTAGGTCGGCCAACAATCCTCCTTTGTCGATAAGAGTTGACTGGATGTTGCTCAACGCCTCGTCAATGACCTTCTTCTGGTCAACAGCCATATTCTTGTATTCTTCGGAGTTCTTGAAATCCCTAAGCTGCTGCTTTACATTGTTCAAGGATTCTTTGGATACCTTGTCCAAGTCACCGAAGATAAGTTCCCAGTTGATTCCCTGTTTCAGCTTCTCAAGATCAAGGGAAGAGAGAGTTTTCTCCATTTCTTTCTGGAGTATGTCCTTGTCTCCCTGAGTAGTAGCTTCCGAGATTTTACGGGTGTACTCAGCTATGATTGCATCACGTTTCTGCATAAATGTACCGTATCTTTTCAGGTAACGTTCGTTGGCCTCGATTGCAGCTTGATTTTCAGTTTCTGTAATTTCGGCCAGACCTTTTTCACGTGACGTCATGGCATTAGACGCACGACTTCCTAATACTTCCCGCTGTTCAGACGTAAGTTTTCCTTCTTGTGCATCTTCCCATTTTTTGCGCTGTTTCCTAATTTCGTCGATTTCTCGCTGGTAATCCAGCTCAATCTGTCTGCGCTTCTTTTCAGAACCTTCTTCCATCAAGTTGATTTCTTCCTGCTGATTGGTCCTGCGAAGCTGAAGGAGTTCTTCTGCAATCTGTTGCTGCTCCTTCTTTTGTCGCTCGGCATTTTTCTTCGCATTATTCTCTTGTTTGGTCAGAGTGTCTCCTGTTACACCACCGAGCGATTTATATGATTTTTCTGCCGCTTCCAACTCTTCTACAGCTTTCTTATAAGCTGACTCAGTACTTTTTTTAGCATCCTCTACAGCCTTTAATTTTGCTTCGTAAACAGCTTTTGCTTCTTTATATGCTTGCTGATACGACTTTTCCGATGCTTTCCTTTGCGATTCCAGGCCAGATATGGTACCGTCAATCCCTTTTAGCGCTGCTTGCGCATTATTGAACCGTATTTGAACGTCAATAGGAATTGTTGCAAAAGGAAAATTCTTAATTTTTTCTTGCTCTTCCTGCAATATTTGTCTTGCTATATTGTATTCGCGTATAATCTGCTCACGATTACTTCTTGCTTCCATTAGCTTGACTTCTACAGGTTTCGAGTTTTCCCCTGTTTCCTTTTTCAGTCGATTATATTCGCTCAGGGCTGATTTCCACTTGTTAAGATTTGCTTTTGCTGATTCTATTTGTGAAGCGATTAATGGGGCACCTTGCCCCGCATTTTTTAAAGAAGCATTTAATGATTTTATTTTCTCCTCCCATTGTTGTATATTCTTTAGTATGTTTTCATAACTGTTCTTGTCTCGTTCCTTATTCAGTTCTTTATTTGCTTCTGCAAGATTGAGTACAGCCAGTTGTTCACGGGTATAAGCAGAAGAAAGTGCAGGAGAATACCTTTGCAGTTCCTCATAGGCCTTTATCTTTGAAAACTCTGTTTCTGTCTCATCTTGGATAACACGTATCAGCTCTTCTATCTTTTTCTTGCGTTCCTCTTCCTGATTCGCAAAATTCTTTTGTTCTTCATTGAATTTTTGCTGTGCCTTTTCCGATGCGGTTGTGCTGTCATGAAAGGCCCACATAGTAGCAACAAGCCCGGCAAGAACCGTAGCTACCAGGACATACGGGTTAGCTTTCATAACCGTATTCAAGGCCTTTTGTGCTATCATTTGGGCTTTAGTAACCAGTATTGCAAGTTCCATTCTGGCCGTTAATGTATCCTGAGCTATTCGCACTACAATAAGAGCGGTTTTATATGTCCCATATGTAGCAATCAGTCCTATCAAAATCTTACCAACAGTTTCATAGTTCTCAATAAGACCTTTCAATCCTGAAATACCTGCAGAAGCAATTCCCTGAGTATCTTTTCCAATCTCATTCAACATTGTATCCCAAGCATCTCCAAGGTTACTCAACTGACCTGTAAGAGACTTAGACTGTTCTTGCATCAGGTTATAATAGATTCCTGATTCACTAGTCATATTTTTGAAGGCCTGTTCTACTTCTTTAAATCCTACCTTGCCTTCCTTTACTAAACCGGAAACTTCATCTTTTGTCACACCAAGCACTTTTGCCAGTTCCTCGTAGATGGGAATACCACGTCCTGCAAACTGGCGAATATCGACCGCATAGGCCCTTCCTTGTGTCCTTAATGTGCCATAGAGATAGGCTATTTCACTAAGCTGGGAGCCAACACCGGCGGCTACATTTCCCAACATTACAAGCTCATCACCCACATTCTCAGCTGACGAACCGTAAGCAATCATTTGCTTGGCAGATGATGCCACCCCTTGAAGGTCAAAGGGCGTCTTTGCGGCAATATCCACCAGTTCCGACATCAGTTTATCTGCTTTTTCCTTACTTTTCAGCATGGTTGAAAAAGCAATTTCAAGCTGCTGGAATTGTCCTCGTACATTGACAAGTTCTGTGGCAAAGTTTTTCAAGGCAGTTACTCCACCTATTACACCAAGTACTTTGGTTAAGGAAACGGACATCTTTTCATTTGCTTCGACCGTTTCACCTGCTTCCTCCTTAAAGGCTGCATATTCATCCTTCAGTCTCTTTACTGAAAGACGGGCTTCAGCCTGCTGCTGAGTCAAACCAAATAAAGTAGCTTTTTCTTCATCGAGAGTCTTCTTTGCAGATTGGTATTCTGATAATAAGCCTGCAGCTCCCGTCGGATTTCTTTTTAAAGCTGTTTTATAAGCATCGCCCAACCGCTTAACATCATGTTCTACGTCTTTGACAACTCTTTTCTGGTCAATAATTTTTTGAGTAAAATCATTTACAGATTGTGAGGCATTGTAAATATTGGATTTAAAGTCTTTCTCCATCACTGCGCCAGCTTTAGCCGCCTCAGTTACCAGTCCCATCATCTGCTGGCGGGTGGATGCCAGTTGCGTTTCTAAAGCCTTTGCAGCTGCAGGGGATTTGTTTACGTCCATTTTTTTGAGCTGGGCTTCCAGCTTTTCACATTCTTGTCTTAGCTTTACGACCTGTTCCCAGTCACTTGATACACGGAATACGAGTGTTGCCATAAATAAAAATCTAAATATTAATGCTTAAAATTATGATATAAGCAAATAGTATTCAGACTTTTTGAAATCAAAAACGAAACAACTTGGCAATTGTCGTGTAATTTAACTTCTATTTTTGAATAATTAGACTCCATCTCGGAATAGAACAAAAAAGGCGCACCATTATGATGCGCCCGATTGTCAATTTGTTCTTTAATTTATATCAGAGCCTCACGGCTGGAATATCAAAACTTGACATTTGCCATTCTTTTAAGTATCTCATTGTATTTTGATTGTATGATAGCTCTTTGCTTTTCTGATGCTGTAATTATCTTTCCTTTATACTTTCGCATTACAGATTCATTTAAACCTATTTCCTTTGCGAACTTACTGGCATTGATGAACGGAAATGCCTCAAAAAATCCACTTAAGTCATACACATACTCCACAGAATAGCCAGCTTTATACCAACTTGGAAATTCACCATGTTTTTCTTTGTAATATTCTGCCTGTTCCTCTAAAACAGAAATAAAGTCCTCTTTCGCTTCTTGTTCTGTAAGCCCAAAGCCATACGCACCGTTTACATCTTCAGAATAGATAGAGATTCCTCCATCATCTGCTTTTTCAATAATAGCCTGAATCTTCTTCATAATCGTGTATTTTAAGTTTTGTCAATTAAATGCACCCACCGAAGTGGGTGCTGTTCTTTTACTTCTTTAACCCCGCCTTTTTCATCATGCTGTCAAGAGTACCTTTAGGTATCTCTTTGGCCGGATGTCTGCCTACAGGGATAAAGTAGTCAAAGTCGGGATGAACATACTTGTGATGTTTCTTTCCCTTTTCGATTGTCCAGCCTGCTGACTCAATCAACTTGTAAAACTCTGAAAACTTCATAAATCAAAGAACTTTTAATTGACAATGCAAAGGTAACATTTTCGTTACTATTAAGCAAACTTTGTAACGTAAAAAAGTAACGTTTCTGTTGCTTTTTAACATTCTAATAGAGCCATATCTATTTCTTGTTTCTTCTTCTGCGCGAAGCCATGTCCTTACCCTTTACCTTTGTAACCTTGGTCCCGGTAACGGTATGGAGCTTATCGCGCTGCATTAATACTAAATTCCTGTATGGTATCTCATAGACCACTTCCCGGTATGACAGGTGCAGATTTTCCATGAACGACGCAATCTGTCCCAGGAGAGTATCATTTCCTACAACCTCGGTTTCGCTGCCAGCAGGCTTACGTTCTTCGCCAAGCTGACAGCTTTCAGAAAAACCTTTGAGTCAATCATGGACAATGCTTCCTCCAAAGCGTTCACGTTCTCTTCGTATGTTCCATTGGCTAACTCCTCACTCAAACTCTCATCACCTGTAATCAACCACGATAATGCCTTACTATAGGCTTTACTCTCTCCTAAAGAGAACAGAACTTCTTTCAGATTGTCCGCTTCTTGTACTCCAGATAAATGAGAGATTGCACCTGATAAATTGTTAACAGTAGGAGGATAAACAGTATATGCTTTCCCATTAACAAATACTGTTCTAAAGTCACTGCCAATAATAGATTCTGATATAATTTTTGCTCCTTGATTCATAACTAAAAGAAAAAGGGTGAAGCCGAAGCCCCACCCATTAAACATCCTGAAAACTAACCGCCACTTTCTTGAGCGAGAGTTATTTTCTTCTCAACGGTCTTGAAAGCATCAGACAGGGAGGTAGGTATACTTCCTGACTGTGTGGTATAGCCTGCCTTTGATACTTCATAGGAAACGGATATCCCAGATTTCACCCTCTTGGTCTTGACCGTTTGCCCGTCCAGCTTTACTGTTGCATCTGAAGGCGTTGCTACGACCTTTACATCAGTTCATGCCTCTTTAACTTCTTCGGAATCGAACCAATACTCCGGCGCAACTGCCGAATTTTTCGGCTCTAACTCCACAGCACTGACGGGAAGACCGATAGCCTTATCGGTAGTTGCTTCTCGGGCACCGATGTCGGCACGAGGAATGACGCAATACTGATCATCATCGGTCATGGCAACAATCAGTTTTTCAATATTCACCTTACCACGCGCACGTTTCCATCCTTTGTCAGTATTGATAACATCACCACCCATGAGGTCTTTCTTAGTTGGGTAATCGTATTCTCCAATGGTGAAATTGACAGTTACATCACCCATTTCCTTTTCGCTTCGATAGGTCTGTCCCGTGAGCTGGTTTTTATAATTAGTCCGGCTTGCTTCCGCTTCTTCGAGCGTCCAAGTATCCTGATGGATATTCTTTACCTCTTTCAATGTTTCGCCCTGCAAAAGAGTGTACAAAGCTTGTCCGGTCAAATCAGCGGAAATCTCGCTTGTTTCGCCATACCAAAGTTTCTTGATATTCACGGCTGTTATTTTCTTTGCTTCTGCCATATCATTTCACATTTAAAACTTCAAACAAAATTCTTACATTCACATAATGACACTTCAAGGATGTGTCCTCCTCTATTCCGATTGACTCGATAGAATAATGATAGGTAGTATCGTCATAACGTCCGGTTATGCCGTCAAACAGCTTTTGAGCCTGTTTCTCCAGTTCGCTCAACCGGATGGTATTGGCTTCACCTTCCTTCAGTTCAGGAACACAGAGGTTCACCTCAACAAAAGACTTCTTCCAGTACGTGCCCGGCTGTTGGCTTTTTGAGTGAATAACAATCCTTTCAGACTTCAATTCACCCGTAAGTTTCTTGCCATGAGGTATGATGGATATTCCGAAAGGCTGGCAATCACGGTAAAGTATGTTCGCTATGTCAGTGGTTACTATCATTGTACAATCTCCCAATCTTCTGCAAATACATCACTGATGGATGGCACCCACGAGTCTGCCCGGCCAGTATTCTCATTGTAGATAAGGCACTGGCTTGTGTAGTCGATAAAGCCCTTGCCCTTCAGAATAAGGTCTTTGGCTGATTGTGGAAGTGACTGCATCTTCGGGATGATGTTGCTATCAATATGCGCTGGCACTTGCTTGATAACAAACAGTCCTTTACCATTCCAGCCTTTTCTTCGGATTGCACCTCCTTGCTTTAAAACTTCAATGGCGTCACCGAAATCCATTGCGTATGATAAATCATCAGATTTATCGTATGTTTTCTCAAAAATGTCTGGCTTACAAGGGTAGAACTCGCCGTTTACACCTTTAATAATGTAATCGCCATAACTTGCAAGCATCTTACCTTCAAGAGTCTCAATGTACACACCTAGATAAGGCTCGTTGGTGTTACCATGCTCATCCATCCCGAAATCCGGATTATGCTCCAGTGCGGGAGTTTCACCCATAAATTCACATACTTCATCGAAGTTATCTAGTTTAAACTGAATAGCTTCAATTACTATTGGTTTCTTTCTATACTTCATTTGATTTCCTCCTTCAATCGTCTCTCAGCATATAGGGCTGCACCAGTCAAGACTTCATAACCTTTGGATTCAACAAAAGAAGCATACTCGGCTTCATTCCTTAACTCCAGTCCGTCATCTTGAACTGAATATTTGTTTGACTTACGGAGTGTTCCGGTCCGGTTCTGATAGTTGCCATTCTTTACAGCGTAATCGACAGCTTCTTTGCCTACCTTCTCTTCAACGGCTTTCACCTCGGCATAGCCTTGGTCGAAAAAGCTATCCACGTCCGAAAAATCAAACTTCACATCCATATCTCTGAGTAACCAAAATAGTTTGTATTCTTCACCATGTAAACTTTGCCAGTTCCACGGATATTCTCACCGTCCATACATCTGACTTCATCACCAGCACTCAGTGAGATTTTCTTCTCACAGACTACGTGATAATTCGGTCGAAACACCTCACCGTTCTCCGAAGTAAACTCTTTGGTAGAGTTGTCGTCACACCGGCACTTACATACGTCCTGCCAGCTTTCTCCGCCGGTTCCGGGGATAGGTCGGCCAAACTCGTCTGTTTCCATCGGAATGGTGACTTTAACCTGTAATGTATGGGGCGCGAATATCATAAGAATCTGACTTTAGGTTTATCGCTTAACGTATCTTCAAGGCCGTACCTCTTGCACAAAAACGAGTAGTATTCCTTTACTCCCTTGATGTCCCAGGACATAGAGAAACCGTTCTCGCTGATGGAAGTGGCACGTAGCAATAGAGAGGGGATGAACTTCGCCATAGCCACCGAAACCAGTCCGATGTTTGACGGGCCCATCTCATCCTCTCCGCTTATCCCTGAAGACAGACTTATCTCCAAAAGGTCAGCCTCCGACAAGTTAATGCCGAAGGTCTGAAACTTTTGTGATATGTAGTCATTTACTATCATGCGTTCATGGTTGACAAATCAAAGTTCACAATCAGGTTCGGGTTCGTAATCTGAGGAATCCACTCTGCAGTGTATTCCAGATAACGGCCGTTCTTGTCCTTGTAACCGGAAATAAGCATATCACCGTCTGCTTGGGTGTAGTTACGTCCCGGTACGCCGTCCACTGCTTCGTACGGAGTGTGGAAACGCATATAACCGACCTTATCCTGCGGAAGCAAGGTGATACGGTCGTCGGTGTAAATCTGTACGTTCTTTCCGGTCTGGTCTTTTACGTAATCTTCCTTGATTTCAATGGCCGGAAGCCCGATGCCAGTGAACACTTGGGAAGCCAGTTGAGAGGTAATCAACCCGGTTGAAAGATACATCTCATTTCCTGTAAGCTGCATCTTGAACTTGTCACCAAACTCAGCCGATCCGATGATATTCTTTACGAAAGTTCCACGAGACATGATCATCTTCTGGAAATTACCATAGTCCGCTTTTAGTGCATTAATCTGCTGCTGCAAATAGGTGATGAAGTTCGTCTTCGCACCAGTATCAGGCTTAATGAACTTGAATGGCAATTCAATGTTAAGCAGATCAATACCTCCGGCATTGTCGTCCTTGTTCTTGACTGTTGCTTCTCCGGTCATCAGAAGTGAACCTACGATAATATCCATGCGCTTGTGCGCTGCTAAAAGTACCTGGCGGTAATCGTCGTAGATGAAGTTCACAATTTCCTGCATGGCTGCTACCTGGTCGGCAGGTTTAGCTGCATTGAACTTGTCAATCAAGTCCTGAAGCTCAGACAAGCGGTCAATGGAAATTTGGTAAGCATCGCCAAGATAAGCGATTTCACCATATCCTGAGCCGATATTCCGGCGTTCACGGATAGGTTTCTCGCCATAACGAGAGTTGATAGAACCGGCCATCACGCCCGTAACTTGTCCAATGTAGTCCTTGAACACGCGGGTAGTTGTTCTACGGAAATCGAGGTACTGCTGCCAGTAGATAGTATCCTTACGTGTCTGAAGGACCCGCTGAATAACGGCGTTAACGATGTTGGGGTCGTTAAACAGAGTATGAATAGTTAGCATCATATATTAGTCCTCCTTTCTTTATTTGCTTGCGATAATACCTGCAGCTCTCAATGATGCTAGAAGAGCATTAATTTTATCCTTCTCATCACCACCTGCTGCATCATCAACTTTTGCACCCTGCTTTACCAATCCCAAGGTACTTGAGTTAGCTGCCTGATAGGTAGTATTATTGTCCGTCCAAAGAACTTCTACATACGCCTTTCCACCCTCCAATGCTACTGGATATTTCTTTCCGCTTTGAGAAAATCCTAATTGAATACCTCCCATCACAGAATCAGAAGCTTCAGGCAGTTCATACGAAACACCTTCCGGTGATTGAACACCTGTAGCGTTAAACTGGAAGTGTGGCATATTAGCCTTATCAATATCTGCGAAAGGCATTGCCAACTTGGTAGGTTCGATTTCAAACGCACGCATCAGAAGAGCAACCAATACGATACCATCCTCTACCTGCTTTCTTTCATACAAAGCCGAGTTTGCAATAACTTTTGGAGTTGTTCCGTCTGCAGCTGTCGATTCGTAAAGAACTGTTCCAGCTTCTAAAGTTTCGCCAAAATCTGCAGCTAACGTCAATTTATCAAAAGCTTTATCAGCCTTGTCTATAGCGTTGATTGTCGCTCCATGAGCACCGTTACCCAAGTGCATACCCTTATAAGCCAAAGAGCCTTTCTTAATTTTCAATGTGGTATTGGAACCAGTAGTGAACTTCTCATATACTTCAACACGAATAGCTACCTGAGCGGTTTTCTTCACCAAGTCTGCTGCAATCGGTGTGAATGAAGGAAGCCATGATCCTACAACTAGGTTGGTTGTGTCCAGTTTGTACGGACCTCTGCGTCTGCGTCCGGTTTCTACGTCGTAGCGTTCTTCCTGCTCGACTTCCGGTTCAAGATTGTACTTAAATCCTGCTGACATAAATTACTTGTTTTGTTGTTCGACAATAGATTTTGTGTCCGCCTCAATCATTTTGGCGAACTCGCTCGCTTCCTTCTCCTGCTTCTGTTCGGCAGTTTCAGGAGCTTTGGAGAACTGAAACCCGTTGTTAGACATATCCTGCTTCATGTCCTTGAAGTAAGTGTCCAAGTCCGTGTTTTCAGGAATGTTGCGGTCTTTCAGCATAAATTCGGGAATACCGTACTTCTTCGCCACTGCCGAAATCTGAGAATTGCGCTGCGCCTGCGCTTCATTTTCCTCCATTTGGGCCAGCTTGTCGGCAAACGGCTTGATACCGGCGGCGATACCATCGGCGATCATCTTTGCGATGTCTGTCTCCTGCGGCTTTGGAGGGTCGTTTGGTTTCGGTGGTTCTGGTTTCGGATTCTCGATTGGTTTCCCGTCTTTCAGTCCATGCTTCTTTTCGTAGTTTGAAACAGCGGAAGTCTGCGCCTGTCCTGCACGGAAATCACCATAGTTTTGAATTACGTCCTGAAATGAGATACCCTCGACGATGGAGGTCACCTTCGTTTCGTCCGTTACACCCTCAGCCTTTTTCGTAGCTATACGGGTAAGTGTAGCAGTGTCCACCCCAGGAAATTTCTGTTGCAGTCCTGCCAAGATTTGTTCAAAGATTGTCATACCGTATGAGTTTAATTAATAATTTCATACGGTAAATTTACTTATAGAGAAAAGGAAGGGGAAATTTTAAGGCTAACGATACGAAACAATTAAGAGAATGTTCGTTTTTAGGCAAAAAGAAAGCGTGACTACCGGAGTAATCACGCTAAAATATAATTGTTGATAGTTCTGTTACAGCTTTTTTACTGTACCATAAAATCAAATTTAAATATTTTCTTTCATCCAGTCCGTAACTTCTTTTTCTACTGCATATGTTCCCCATGCATCGTTATTTACTTTCATTACTAAAACTGAACCGCCATGTTCATTCATTATAGAAGATATACCATCTCTTATGTCTGTTAATTTCGAATCAGATTGAACAAACCACACATTTTCAATAACACGTGCCCATTTGGGGTAACTACGGATACGTTCTGATACTTGATTATAATCATCTTGATTATTTAAATGAAATGAGATTAAATAACTATCCATAAATTCACTCCTTAGATGCTTTAAAATAATAACCAACAATAAAACCCAAAGGTCCTGAAAGAACACCAGACACAGTTACAAGCATATCTTTATATTCATCAACGGTAAAGCATTTTATTAAGCCTATAAAAAAAACTATACCTATTACAATAAAAAATGCCCATACATACAATTGGGCTATATAAGTTCTAGTTGACTCCTTTCGAGTATCAGAAGTCATATTTTTATCAGTATTTACACTTACTTTATTTTCAACTTGAACAGTTGTTTCCGTACTTGATATTTCAGCATTCTTACTTTCTGGCATAGATTCATTAAATAAATTTGTTTGCAAATATAAGCAAAAGAAATGATTCCTTGCTTTTATTTAGAGTAAACTTGAGTAATTACAACAAGTTTATAGCCGATAGTTCCTCTGTCAGCGCATTAATACCTTTCTGAATCTTCTCCAATTGTTGCTTACGTGGTTTGTGTACTCCAGCCGCATAATGCCACAACTGGCGCTCATTGATTCCGGTGATCCGGCTCAAAGCGGCCTTTGTGAAAATACTGCTGTAATAGTTGATAAAAGTGGCCGCGTCTATTTTGAACTTCAAGGTGAACTCTCCTTTGAGAACCTCACAAGGGTTCGGGTTGTCCTCCAGATACAAGTCTATGGCTTCCTTCATGTTCTCCTCAATTTCTCTTATGTTATTACCGACAGTAATAACCGGAGCACCTTCAATGTAAGCACTGAGATTATTCCCAGCATGTTCGACAATCACTTCTACAGTTCTCATATTGACCTCCATTTTATAATTTAAGAAAAGAGGCCGGGGCTATTTTAGCCCCGCTTGCCTCATAATGCTGTAATAAGTGCCTTTCTCAACGCCTTTCTTTCCATGATTCGGAACGACTACCGTTATTCCATCTTTCTCAAACTTCATGTGGCTGCCCTTCTGGCTCTTTAGAATGAAGCCGTTGTCAAGCAACATAGTTACAACCTCTTTAACTGATTTGTAACTCATAGCGTTTCTGACTTTATTACTCTGCAAATATAGTAAAATAACGAATAATTACAAAGAAGTATTCATGTTTTTACTATGATAAAGAAAATAGCGATACCTCGAAAGATAACGCTATTTAAATAGTCAATATTTTAGATTTATATCATTCTGTTTTGTATTATCCCCGTAAATATTCTGACTGAATTGTTCTATTCTTCAGATTTACTACCAGCACTTTTGAGAGCGGAAAGCTGTCTCTGTTTCTCAATGTCGTTCTTCTGCTTCTCTGCCTGCTCTTCCTTGATGGATTCAATCTCGTCCATAACAGCATCAACGTTTCCTACAAAGGTGATGGCTCGTTTCTGTGACCAGATTTCTCCGTCCTTGGCCTTGATGGCGGTGTCTATCTTGTCTTTGAGGTCCTCCAACTTGTACGGCTGCATCTGCACATCCACGTCGATGGTCTCTGAAGCCACTTCGAGTGTGGAATTCACGGAACCCAACGCAGAGACAAGGAAATTTACACGTCGTTGCATGAACTCACCGACCGTTTCGTTAAGGTTCTCCACATTCAGGTGGGTAGACATAAACACATAGTCAAAACTCACACCGGAAACGGCATTGCCGGTTCCCTTCAGCGAGTCGAAGGAAATACGCGGAGTATTGGTCAGCCCGTAAATCTGACTGAGCAGGGTTTCCACCTCGAATTTTACGGTATCAGGCACCTGAGACCAGGTAAGATACTGGGCGTTGGCTCCCTGGCCGGTCAGCTCGACCACTCGGTTCTTGAACTCACCGGAGAAATTCTCTACGTTACCAAAAAGCATGAGGATAGGGAAGAAATGATAGTCGATGCAGTCCGCATAGTTTGAAAGAAGTTTCTCCAGCCGGACGCGCATACTCTTTATCTTCTCGCAGTACGCTTCCGGACGGTACATGTAAATCACCGGCATCTTCTTGAATCCATGTGCGAAAGTACCTTTGTCGGTCCAATTACTTGTCAGTTCCCATTGGTAAACCATATCCTTTGTTATGGTCATAAAGCAGGTAATCTCTACATCGTTCAGGTCTTTCTTCTTGTACTCACGGGATAGGGCCACCAAATCCCCTTGGTCATTGAAAAAAGGGTAGAGTTTATCACCACGGAACGGGGACCAGATGGCACTCTTCAGACGGTACTCAGGTTTTGATTTACCGAAAAGTCCTGAAATCTTTCGCTTAAGCTTTGCCCAGAAGCCGTCATCCTTCACCACATACCAGTATTCGGCCACTTCCTGCTCGGCGAGCCATGCCCGGACTACTTTCTTGTTCTGGTATTTCAGTTTGTTCTTCTTGAACACCTGTTTCAATGTTGAAAGAAGGCTTTCTTCCGACTGGTCCGGCTGGCAATCAAGGACCGGTTCTGTTCCAACGGTGAAAGCCGTCTGAATGTTCACGATGTCCTGCTCGATAGGAAGAGCAATCCTGTTTGGGTCAACTTCTTTCCTTACCGCCGGTTCCACATATTCTTTCCCTGTTGTCGGGTCTGTAATCCGTTTCTCAGGCTGGGTAGTGATTTTGATTTTCGGATACTTTTCTTCATCAATCACAATTTCATGTTTGTTTGGATTCCAATCGTTATAAAGAGCATGAGCATTAGGAAGCTCAGTCTTGCGCCCTTTCTTCAGATAATAGATTTTTCTCTCTACATCCGGCAAAGCTAAAATTTCTTCTAAGGTCCTCATATATTAATTTTTAATGTCCAAATACTCCTGATATGTCTTTCGGTTTCATAATCCTACCGAGAAGTTCTCCCAGCACATAGTAACGAGCAGCATCAATGCCGTGGTTATCGTGGTCTTCCGGCTCGTTGATATAGTTTCCGTCCTTATCCTTTGCCCATACATAATTTCTGAACTCCCGTTGAAGGTTATAAGAACGCTTGGTGATGAAGATTTCCATACCTTGCATCTTGTCTATACCGGCATTGACTGAACCACTACCCTTTTCCACTGGATAAATCTTAATTCCACCATTACTGATTTCCTGAATGAGTCGTGGGTCTGCACTATCGGCAATCACTCTAAGATTCCAAGGTCGCAAAGTCTTTATGATATCTCCCGAAAGCAATCCGGTACGATAATCCACTTCATCCAGATACAACGCATTATCTATTATTCCGCATCGGATAGCAGCTGTAGGGTCATTAGTATAACCAAAATCCAGCCCGATTCCGACCTTCTTACACCACATGGGGAACTCATCCACTATACCCCATTTCTTGAATACGGCACCTTCAGCTACATCTGCCCAACGGCCGATAACCACATGGGCGTATTTTTCAGGATTCTTCTCCTTCATTTCCTTGATTTCTCTCAGGAATTCAGGAGAAAGGTTCTCGATATTGTCAAAGTAGGTAGTATGGATATGAAGTACATTGGGATGAGTTGATATCTGTACCTGCACGCCATCAATCTCCACCAGTCGATGAGTGTTCTCGATGTATTTCTTGTAGATGAAATGGTTCGAATCGCATGGATTCATAATTATGATTATCCGGTTCTGAATTCCCTTCTTACGGATAGAAAGCATGATCTTATCAAACTCTTCCTCGCTGGTCCATTCCTCCGCCTCATCACAAACAAAGGTGGTGATACCCTGAATTGATTTCAGCTTGGCCGTCTGGTTTCCGGAAGAAGTCTTGATACCACGGAACATGATACGACTACCGGTCATCCGGTTTACAATATCGGTTTTGGTTGTCTTGAAATACTTCGTTGTTCCGTCCAAATCTATCTTTTCCATCATTTCCGGAATGATAGACATCCCGGCAGATACCATCGTGTAACGGGTATAAAGAATCTGGTGAACAATCTTCTCTACGGGGGTCATTTCAAATGTAAGCCGCTCGATGAAAGTGGAAGCATTGAAAGACTTCCCCGATCCACGGCCACCGGTAATGAGAATGATAAACTTTTCCTTATCGGTGTATAACGGATGATATATCGCCTGGGGTACAATCATTTCAACTTGTCTTTAATCCATGAGTCAATAGAAATTCCGTGGTCAATATCCTTTGGAATGTCGGCGTCCTCGTCCTGCCGGCGCTCAACCTTCCTCCATTCTTCATCATGGTGATACAGCCAGACTGACATTGCCTGAAGGTTCGGAGCCAGCTCGCTTTCGCTCACCTGAAGTTCTTCTTCGCCGGTCAGATTGCCGTCTGGGTCTTTCAGCTTCCTTACTACGGTACTCTTTGTCTTGATACCGCCCAAAGCCATCGCAAGGAACTTCGCACGCACAGCGGCGGTGATTGTCGCACGCCCGCGCGCTAATACGTCAGTTATCTCCGAATATTTTGACTTCATTTCGTAGAAGTAGGTCGGATTCAGCCCGAGCGCGAAAGCTATTTCCCGGTCAGTGAATCCCTTTTTGGCATACGTTTCTACCTGAGAAAGAAATTCCTCACCCCTGTAATCGAATTTTGGCTTTCTTCCTCCTGGATGTTTCTTATGTTGAGATTCACTTTTCATCATTTATTCCTCCCAAGGGTTTTCACTCTCTTCTTCGACGTATACTCGTTTCAATTTATCCGATATTTCACTGAGCTCATGCTTCATCTGATTTACATGAAACTCTGCAGGCATAGGTAACTCCAATGCTCCTATCAAGTTATCTATTCTATCAATAACCTCACCAAATTCTTCTGATGCTTTCATAATTATTCAATTCTTTCTACCTGTTCATCGAATACCTCACCCTTGATAAACTTGGAATATGGATCATATCCAAATCTTTCACAAAAAGCAGCTTTGGCTTCAAAAGTATCAAAGGAAAGCATCAGATAAGCGTCCATATCCTGTGCCTGTTTCTGGGCTGCATCCTTCACTTGTTGCTTGACTTCTTTCATGTGGGCCACCTTTTCGGCTTTTTCCATCTGCTTGGCAGCCTTTTCAGCTTCTTTCTGTTCGGTAACAGGTGCCATCATATCTTCCAAAGCATTTGCGATGGAGTTTTCTTCCTCTGTCTGGAGAAGGAAATCACAGCCAATCATGTTAAGGTCGGCAGCTGTCAGGCCGGCATCCTGGTAATCAATATCTGGAACTAACCGCGCCAATGCGTCATAGTCCCATGCGCCCTGCGCGTTTGGATTGTTCATCAAGATGTTTAATTCCTTTTCCTGCTTTTCGTCCACGTCAATGACATCTACACGGATTCTGTAATCGTTCTCAGGGAATTTCTGCAGCTCATCCATGACTGTTAGACGCTGATGGCCGGACACGACAGTAAGGCCAGTTCGCTTGTTGACTACGATTCCACCAACCAGACCGAACTTCTTAATACCCCGCTTTAATGTCTTACGGGATTCCTCAGACAATTTCCTGGGGTTATAATCTGCGAAGTGAATGGCGGAACGGTTAAGTTCTACCGATTCACTCTTTATGTATTTGCTCAGTTCCATACCTATTGCTTTTGTTTATGTTCCCAAAGGATTCTTTCTGCCATCGGGAATACCTTGTAAATTCTCTGTAAATCCTGCGGGTAGTTCTTCTCCAGCCATAGCATACAATCCAAATTGAAGCCTACACCCGAACTAGTCTTGAGTGAATACCTCACAGGCTCCGGTAGGCTGTTCTGCTTCATGTAGGACAGGATGTCTTTCTGAGTCCAGTCGGCCAAAGGATAACACATACCGTTGTTCTCATACCCGTTTGCTTCGTAACCTTTCAGCATGAGGCGGCGGTTCATGCCGTCAGCCTTCTTCATTCCCAAGAATGTGTAGTAAAGCCCGTATCTGAGCTGCATTGCCTTCACCACATCGGCCAACTTCAGCAACTTCACTTTGGGATTTGGCACACAATACAGGCCACCGCGAAGAATGTAGGTAAGGTTCCAGTGGGGTACCTGAACAAATTCTATCTTCGGATATTTGGCTTTTACCCAGCCGATCCATCTTTCAATATGCTCTAAACCTTTAACAAAGTACATGAACACACAGACGACTCTATCAAACTTTGGGTAGATCATGTCCAGTAAGACCAAAGAATCCTTACCCAAGGACAGAAACAGCAAAACCCCGTCAGTCTTCTGTCTGACGAGGTCAATATGGCTGTATGTCCTTTCTTGCAGTGTCATAACTATCCAACCGCAAGACCTTCAGCCTTTCTAAAAGCATATCTTACTTGTTCTCTTCTTTGAGCTCTTGATAATGCTTGCCCTTTGGTGTTTCTACCGTATTGTGCAATACGTGTTACACCTGTAGTACGATTGATTCTTCTTCTTGTTTCGTTGACTCGGCCTTATTTTTAAAGATTAATAATCAGATTTTTCTATCACTTTACCCAAACCATAAACCATTTGCGCTGCAATGTATTTCACACCTTTTTCTTCGAGTTCTATTTCTTGATCATTTTCGTCTGTCAAGATTTGTATCTCAGAAGATTTCGCTTCAACAATGGCATAAGGACGTTTGCCTTTATACTCACCAGTCAAAAACTTAATGGCATCATACTTAACAGCAGACAATGTCACTTCACCAGGTTCTTCATCCTCTGACGGCATGTCATTTGGATTTTTATACTCTTTACCATTCAAAACATAGCGAATATATTTGCTTGAATTTGATGGCCTGATTTCTCTAAACTCTTGTGTTTTCTTACCTGTTAAGATTTCATCAAAATACTTCTGTCTAATGCTTAATGTCAATACATTCATAATCGTGTAAATTTTAAATGTTAGTTGCGGAAACAGGACTCGAACCTGTGACCCCCACCAAGTCAAAGTGGTAAGCTAACCATCTGCTCCATTCCGCGATACTTTCCTTTTTAGTATATAATTCAAAGAACTTTTACTTTTTATATTGTATTTCTTTCTCAATTCTGTATAGGTCATGCCAGCCTCTTTCATTTTTTGTATCTCTAAAACCAGTTCATCTGAATACACTTTTAATTTATTGGATGCAGCCAAAGAAATTTTCTTTCTTTTTGACTCTGGTTTATCCATAGCATTTTCTGATGGTGTTCCAATCGCAAGGTTTTTGAATGAATTGTCAAAAGAATTACCATTTAAATGCCTTACTTCTATGTTATCATTAAATATCAAATCGCCAAACTTTTGATAGGCCTGCAAACGATGTATATATACTTTGATAACTTTTGTTTTAGACACTCTTATACCAAAATACAAATACGGATCTTTGCCGCGAGTCCCGACCTTATTACCTCGTGGTGAATATGCGTTACCTTGCTTATCTACAAAATAACCTTTTTCTTTAGCCAATATTTCATATCTACTATTCATATATTCAATTATTTGCTTTTCACCAAGTCAAAGTGACGAGCTGACCACTGCTCTAACCCGCGATGGTATCTATACAAAGATACCCAATTATGAAGACAATTTTGAATAACAATTCAACGCATACGAAACAATTTGCTAATTGTTTGCTAATAAATCAGGCTCGTGTTTATTGATGATGCTTTCAACAATTTCTTTTGCACATTCTATACCGGATTTATACCCTCTGGCATAGTCTGTTCTTGTAGACAAGTAGCTGGTATCATTACCCAGCCACTTGATTATTTCTTGCAGGATTTCTTTCTCTTTCATAACCATCTTAAATAGTGGTAGCCTGAAGGCTACCGGGTTTATAACCAAAGTTTCTTTGCCAAGTAGAAATTCTTTTGAGCTTCATTGACGGCCTTTTTCGCATAAGGCAAAGAGTATGAGTGCTCACGTGGATATTTGCCGGATTTCAGCCCCTCATGATACTCTTTAGCTGCTGCTAACTTATGCTCATAATAGTCCACGCTTTCAGGCATTGAAAGGTTTATGGTGTCAGCCTTGTTTGCCCAATACTGAGCTATTCTTTCATGCTCTCTGGCTTTCTCGTCAAACTCTACACTCTTGCCCATATTATGCTAGGCATCTTCAATGGCTTTTCTGTGTCGTCTTTCGCTATGATGGCCAATTTTAATAGGTTCACCCAGCGAGAGAAAATCACTGTCTTTGTTTGATGCTTTGAAGTATTCTTCACTCTTTCGTTCTGCAATGGCGGCCCAATCCAACCGGCGTTCTGCCTTTCGCTTTGCCCATTCTTGAATGTTAAAGCCATCAGCGCGAACTATCGAATAATAGTAGAAGCCATCACGTTCAAATATCAGATTAAACACTATGCTTTCATTCTCCTTGCCGTATTTGGTAGTTACAAGAATGGTTTCACCTTTTTCATGCTTAGCATCGCATTTAGCAAGAAATACGTTTGGACAAAATTTGTAATATGTATTCATAATCGTGTGTGGGATTATGCAGGGCTTTCGCCCTGCTGGTTAAACTTATGCTATATTCAATCTTTTAGCTCTCATTTCATTAAGTTCTTTAGCCGTTTTATTGGCTGCTTCTTCGGTGGTTTCTAAAGAAGCCATACTCATATCATAGCCATCTATGACCATATAATAGCCTCTTGACTTCTTCACGTAAAACTCATTTGCCTTATGGCTTTTCATGTAGCTTGTTGTTCTCATAATTTTCTTATGTTGTGGCAACCACCGGAAGGCTGCCGGTTAAACTTATTTGTGTGACTCTCTGAAATCAAGTTCTACAATCTTGTGATATTTGTGTATCTTATATAGACCAGTTTCACAACCCATCGCTGATGCAAGTCTTACAGCTTCTTCTAAAGCCATCATCACATCTGAACTTGCGTCGATTGCTTCACCTTTTGCTCTGTCATACTCTCTTGTATTTACTGATGAATCTTGAACCTTTTCAGCTTCTTGCACTCTTTTGAGAGATTCATTGATAATTTTGATTTGAGCCTTGATTTCTTTGATGTACTCACTACTTGTTGTCTTCATAATCGTATGCGTTTAAATTGTTATTACTTCTTGTTTGATGATGCAAAGATAGTATTTTATGTACCACATAATACTTTTATGAAGTTAATAAAATATAAATACATTATTTTATGTAACATATAATAATTATATAGTATATTTGCATTATGGAAAAGGAAGATAAAAGAAGAGTTATTCATGTAGAGATTAAGGCGACAGGGGAGCATAGATATTTTGCTTCTCCTGCTGCTGTGTACGAAGTATTTTCAAGTCAAGAACTTGGAATAGCCCGCCAATCATTGTTAAATTATTGGCAAAAAACGGAACTTCCTTATGAAAATTCCGTTTGCATCATTAGAAAAGGAGAATTAGAACGTAAAACCAAATTAAAAAAGGAGGTATAAAATGGGATTATTTAGCGAAAAATTTGAAAAAGAAGAACGAGAATTTTTGAAGCAGATAGGGAATAAATTACCGCTTGAAGATATTTCTAAAATTCGTGTTAAATATGAACATAATTTTAATTCAGATAGACATAATTTTGAAGAATATAAAAAAGAAGTTCTAAGAAAAATAAAGCCGGAAGCATAACGCTCCGGCTTTAACTTTCTCGTACAATAACAAAAGCGACTTAGAATTGAACGGAAAGCAGTTCTTTACCAATGGCATGAACACCATCCAATATCTTTTTTTTCTGCATTTCTCCTACAGGAGCGCAACCAGACTTATAACGCCTCATAAGCCCTTCATTTATTCCCAGTCTTTTAGCTAATGCTGTTGCCGAAATGAACGGGAACTGTTTAAAGAAGCCTGACAAGTCATAAACATATTCAAACTCCAATTCGCCATTGTTTAATTCAGGCGGTATCTCCTTCCCTGCTTCTTTAGACATTTCAATATACTCCTGCGGAAAGTTCTCAAAATCAGCTTTGGCTTCCTCCAATGTGTCGCCATAGGACATAGCCCAATCAAACCCTTCCATCATAATAACAAACCCTGTATCGGACTTGCTGATGATTGCTTTTACTTTTTTCTTCATAATCGTGCAATTTATGTTGGAATGAAGTGCAGGGCTTATTTTAGCCCTGCTTTCTTCATTACTTTGTTAAACTCATTTGGCGGTACTTCTTTACTACCATGCCGACCGACTTTAATCAAGTAAGGAAAATCCTTGTGAGCGTAGTAGCGGTGGTCTGTTTCCTTGAAAATATACCAGCCTGCCTGCTCAAGTCTTCTGTGCATTTCACTAAATTTCATATCGCTTTTGTTATTTAACAATACAAAGGTAACATTTTCGCTACAATTACGCAAACTTTATTGTAACATTTTCGCTACAAATAATAAAAAAATGCTGGAGCTTATACAGCACCAGCGGCTACTTGATTAGTCCTTTGTTTTTCAACCGTTCTAATATTTGGTTGTAAAGATACTCTATATCCTGACGAAAGTCTTTATACTGTTGATAGATAAAGGAAACATCAGCAATATTGTTTGATATTACACATGGAGAGACATCCGGAAATACGCCTGCAATCTCAGCCCGGATACCATTCGGCAGCCGACCACCGGCCAGCACGCTGGGGGCGAACAAGAACAGCACGATGAAGAGGAACTTCTTTCGCTGGGTGACGCTCTCAGGATTGGGCGGACAGTCCATCCCGGCTAACAGTTCCTTGAACCAGCCATAAATCTCCGGAATAAGTGACAAATCGGTCAAAATAGGCGATGCTAACTCCTGTTCACGTTCCGATAATCTTGATTTCTGTTCACGTATTGATTTCAACTCCACGATTGATGAAAATTCTTTTGTCATAGTAGGAAAGTTTTAGTTAGAAATTCTTATATTTGCATCATAATCGTGTGTGGGAGTTGGCTTCTAATCGTGTGGGCTGGCTCCCTTTTTTGTTATATCAAGTGATATGCGTTCAGAATGGCTAAGGTGTAGATGATGACCGTAATCAGACTATCCAAAAACACCGCCCATGCTCCCAACTTTTGGATCTGACTAAAACTCATGGCCAGGACAACAAGGAAATATATCCATTGGCTTGAAAACAATCCCACCCCCAGCAATAAAAGTCCGGCTATATCCATGAAGAATGCAACATGAAACCACGGATGCGCCATCAGATACCATCTTTTTGATGTCTTATCCAGCTTCTGAAAGACTTTTACATGCTGATACAGGGATTTACATCTAGACAGTTTCGCAAGCTCATACAGGGCTTGCAGAATGATTAAGGCGTAGAAAATGTGTTTCATGGTCAGTAGTTTTTATCTCCGTGCTTGTACGGACGAAGTTCATTGTATTTCATCTTCTGCTCGATGTACCAGAAGATGTCGATATTTCTATCGTGGCAGAAAGCGAATATCTCATTCAGGAGGATAAATGGTTCATCCCTGTAGAAGTTGTCGGTGACATAGACACAGATTCTAAACATGGACTCCGTGAAGCTCATATCGGAATAGTCTTCCGTATCGCTTCCTTCGTAGTCGAAGCTATCCAAATCATATCCTCTCAGTCCGGCCAAATCCAGCAGTCGGATGCAGGCGTCGGCAAGTTCTTCCTCGACAGTTCCTTTGATTTGACGCTCGAAGTTTTCTTTAAAGTTAACACAGTTATAGTATCTGTTGAATGCATCAGTGTCCGCATGATTTCCTTTCCGGTCTGCTTCCACAGCCTCCATAAGTTCGGATATGACCAGGCAGAGGAAATGTTCGTCACTCAGATTCTCTTCATGCCATCCATGGGCTACTGCGCACTGGTAGGCTTTATCTCTCAATTTGTTTAAGTTCATAATAATCTATTTTTCATATTAAACAAAAAGCCCGATGTTTCCACTGGGCACAAAAAAGGCGGTGAACTTTTGGAACACCGCCTGAGAAATATATATCAAAATATAATCATTCACATAGAAAGATTGAATACATCTGTAATAATCATATACAATGAACTTATTTATATTAAAAACCGAATCAATCTATCTGATAAACATTCAAATCAGACTTCCACACCATACCATCAACATCTAAAGTAACTATATAAATTCCAGGACTAGGGATAGGAATATTATTTCCCTTGACAACAATATTCACCGTTGTTTCTTTCCCTTTTGAATCTGTATTATCTGCAGTCATCTCCCCAACTGGAAGAATAAAAACATCTTCGTTTTCCTTTTTGATTGAGAATTTAATATTGTGTACTCCTTTTTCTGTTTCAGAAAACATAATCCTTGCCACCAAAGCAAATTCGGGATAATCGGTTGGAAAATTCTTAGCATAAATACTATTAAAAGTTCCAACTATTACAAGTTTACCATTGTTGTATTCTTGTGCACTATCACATAATGTAAAAATATCTACTTTCATACTTATTATACTTCAATTTTTGTATTATCACTATGTGGTGAATATCCTAACAGTCTTTTATAAACATCAAATGGCGTCTTAATTTTACCAATAGTTCGGATATTTGTATTAATAAGACTAGCCCCATGTCGTCCAGTTTGACCTTCTTTCACAATAGGCTTCAAACTATCTCGTTTAGAATCTGCGTAAAGTCTGATAGCATCACCTTTTATTTTATCACCTACATCCCCATGCACTTTTAGATTTATTCTTTTTTGCTTTTCTTCTTCTAAAAGTAACATACTTTCAGTAACTTCCACACTACAATTTCGGTCTAATTCATATAAAACCATATTTTTGTTGGTAATAGGGTCTTTTCGTAGTCCTCCTTTTTTAAACTCAATTTTACGAGTGTAAATAGAACATTTCATTCCCTCTACCATTTCACCTTCTTTGATATATTCTCCCATTATTTATCAGGTAAGTTTTTACGAATAGAATCATTGCTGAAAGAGAACAAATCAGCCATATCATCAACATCCTTTACATCTTTTAGATGAGGACAAAGAAGCAATGCGGTTTTTATATCATTAATATCAGCATCTTCATTGTTTAAAACGACATAATCATCCTCATTTGAATCTATTTCCTTATCAAATTCATCATCTGTTATTTCATTTTCAAGAAGTTGATTATATAACCTGAAATAGTTCCTTTCACGTGTACGATTATTTACCGCTCTAATAAGTAATTCACTCATACGATTAATAGAAGTAAATAAACTTATTACTTTATTATCTGCTAAACCTGCAAATGCTGTATATGTCCCATTGCTTACAGCGACCACTTTAACATTGTTGTTATCTATTACAGAAACAGACTCTCTAATATCCGCCATACTATACTTATGTTTACATAAAACAATCTCATAGATATAACATACAACTCAAGTATATGTTTATCCATGAGAACTCAAAAAACTTGTTTCTTAGAACGTTGACTGAGTAACGTGACAAAGATAGCTAAATTATTTATTAATCAAACATTAATGTGACTTCATTAACATAATAATGCTAAACAACATATCAGCAGCGGTGTTCCAACAAGTCAAAGAGCGATATTCGATTGTCAGCATTACTTGTTCAATGCTAATCTTATCTGTTTAAGTTCTCGTAAGGTCAACGGTGGTCTGTTGCGTATGGCAATATCCAGAGTCTTGATGATTTCATCAGCATTACTAAGGATGAAACCGCTTCCTCCACATCTGCTGCACTGAATAGGTATATCATACCCCATTTCGTACGCCTTCCATGAAGGTACGTCGAACAAATGGGGATTAGTCACATATCCTTTCCCGTTACATTTGTCACAAATCATATTCCCAGAATCCTAATTTCCCTTTCACATTCATAATCGGCTTATCAAACAGTACCGCATCCTTCAGCACCCAGTTCCAGCAACCTTTCTCAGCCCAGACTGAAGGATGGTTCTGTATGCAGTCGGCTATAACCACGCTGCCAATGATGGCACCAAACTCCCATTTCCCCGAAGTACTTTTCTCAGAAATTAATGGAAAAGCCTGTTTCATCTGTTCATCAGTTAGGTTTATTTCAAACTTCTTACCATGACAGCCACTTGCATGAATCAGCACTCTTTGGCCAATATACTTCTGAGGGCACTTCCATGTCCGGTTCTCGATGTCTTTAATACCGTGAGCGATTAGGCTCGCCCACGGCTGTTTGATGGATATTGCTTTCATGGCTTCAATCCTCCAGTAAATCTAAGATACGACAAAGAGTACCTTCAAGAACAGACACCCTGTCCTCCATGTCATTTCTGTAATCTTCATATTCTTGGTCCTCATAGAGTGTCTCACACCCTTCATTTTTTGATGTTGAGTATTCCAATGATGTATGACATATATCTGCAATATCCCCAAGAAGTTCATTGACTGGTTTATCACCTATCATCGTTTCAACGATTGTTTCAACCTTTACTTTTACTTGTTTCATAGCTCAATCTCATATTGTTTGTTATCAATCTTTGGCATACGGTCCAACAAAGAAGAAGAGACCTCAATACCGTATTTATCATTCTCTTTTATAGGAATCCAATGCGAATATATTCCTATTTCCCGATCATATACAGGAAGCCCGTATTCTGTAAATACATCACCATCCAATCCCCTAAATTTTTCATCCCATTTTTTGATAAATTCTTTCGACTCCTTTAATCTTTTATTAGGTTTATAACGTATCTTACGCTCTGAAACATAAGGAATCATGTTCTTTGGTGAACTATTTTTCGGGAATATAAACATGTCATAAGCCCATCTGCATGTTACACCGAAGTACCAATAATAACCGAAGTTCTCAGGCTCAACCCCTGTAAATTCTTTCACTATCTTAGGAATCAAATTTTTCTCATTTTCCATCTGTTCATAGAACTTCTTTATCAATGATTCAAGTTCTGTTCCTGGTTTTGCTATTATCTTCATATCTTCTCCTTTCCACCTATCCCAGCAGCCACCACATGACTGCCAAAAACAGGTAATACAATTTTGTTTTACTCATTTCCATTCATTTTCTTATCCATCCATTCAACAGCATCCTGTGTGGATGAAACTTTCTTAAACTCACGTGTAACACAGAACGTCATATATTCACAGATAATTTCTCCCACATCATTAAAGTAAATGTTGTATGCTCCAGTGCTATTTGCTCCAGTACACGGTATCTCAAGTTCCAAAGCCTTCAATGCTTTTTCAGCATCACAAGTGAAGTAAGCATATATATCATGCGAAACCTCCTTGCATCCGGTCAATTTTACAATGTTTGCCATATCACTTTTTTGTTTTTAAATGTTTTCTGTATTTCACTGGTATAAATCGTTTGAGTTCCGGAAGCGAAGTAGAAACAATGTGCATCCATGCGTTCCACCTTTGTCCGTCATGGTCTCTGGATGGAATTGAACAATTCTGCCCTTGACAAGTTCCGCTTTTATTCTCAGCCTTGCATTTCACACAGCACCCTTCACATTCGGATGAAAGATGACAAAGGATGCAAGCCTGTTCTTTACTAATTCCATAATCCAAGTTTAAGGACAGTTGAGTTTCTTTCATTGATTACTCCTCCTTCTTTCAACTAATAATTCTAATCGTTTCTCACACTCAGCACACTCGATTTTCTTGCGCTCCAGTTTCTCCCGGAACTTAACCAGTTCTTCGTCCGTATTCTCATCAAAGAACATGTTGCTCTGACGGTTGTGCTCAATGTACTCATTCATCCTACGTTCTGCTTTTGTTATCTGGGCTTTTGCCGAAATCAGTTTACTAAGGCAACCGCTAACCTCCATAGATTCTCCAGAACGCTTGTCATAGAAGTACAGGCTTGTAGATACAATCTGTTTGGGGTATTGGCACTGTAATTTCGCCATCCTCCATCTGATTACCCATTGGTACCGGAAATACATCTCACGGGGAAGATTGTAGTGATATAAGCTTACTTGTTTTTCTGCATATCCGTAGTAAAGAGTGACTTCAACCCATCGCTCAACCTTCAGTTCCCTTTCAGCCTTGGCCAAATCCTTTGCATACTGATAAAAATCGCTCACGCTTTCCTGTTTTCCCATATCACGCAACCTTTCTTTTTCTTATAATCTCCTTACAGATAGCCTCACAAAGTACGCGGGCCATGTTTACCTCAACTGCGTTGCCGATAAACTTCTTCTGGTCTGACTGTGGCCCAATCAGTACATAGTCTTCAGGGAAACCCATTATCTTCTTGAGTTCTGCTATCCGAAGCATACGCATCTTGATGTCGATGATACCATACAAAGCCATAAACTCCTTAATCTTGATTGTCATTGGACTGTCATCAGGTGTTACCTGTATACCTATACCACCTTCGGCTTCTACCAAATAGGGAGGCATTTTGTCCATTCTTGCTATCAGTGTGAAACAAGGATTGTTCACTGAACCACCTGCACTGGCAAACTGCGGATTCATCAGATAGTGCCATTTACGGTTTGCAGTGATGGTCTGTGACGGTTGTTCTATGCTGCTTCCTACATTCGAGAAAGCGGTATTCATTATCCACGGCTTCCGATAAGGGACCTGTTTCATAAGAACCGGAGTAACCAGATTCTGTTTTGGCACCGTCATGATGGCCGGGCATGGCGTTTCAACGCTTCCCAACTGACCTCCACCGGAATAGTAGTTCATAAAGAAAGGGGTAACAAGAGATAGTTTGTCCTTTGTTGTAACCGTCGGTGCAGGCTGTTCAACAGAATGATTGTTCCCGTTCCCATAATAGGCCGACACGAAAGCATGATGATCTTTACAGGTTATTGTTCCGGCTGGGCCTTCCACCGAGATGTTCTTGCAATCGGGTTGGCCGCTGAATTGCTTTGAAAGGAAGTTTACCTTGGCCAATGCCAACCGTCCTTGTGTCGCTACAACCGGACAAGGTTCGTCAACGCTCGGAGCCTGGTATTTTCCCGTCCGGCTCATTGAGTTGTACTTCACGATGAAAGCTTCCTTTCCTCCGGCTACGAACTTAATCAGTCCGGCATAGATACGTTCAAGGGTCTTCTCGGCCAGCGGCTTCTTCCGGCAGAAGATGCTATCTCCCTCGTCGGAGAAGTCCAGCACTTCCTTGACGGGCTTCCACTTCTCCAGTCGTCCGAACATATCGGTCTTGCCGTCCTTGCAATGGGTAGGTTCGGGAAAGACAATAGGCAAGCCACGCTTGGCAAAAATGCCGAAGAAACGCTTGCGAGTGGTATAGGCACCATAGTCGGCAGCGTTCAGGATGCGCCAATCGAAGTCGTAGCCGTATCGCTTCACGTTCCTTTTCCACTTCTCATAGCAACGGCCCTTGTCCTTACTGATAGGGTGCCCATGTTCGTCCATATCGCCCCAACTCATGAACTCTTCGACATTCTCTATTTGTATGTAGTCAGGGTCAATGGCTTCGATATATCGGAAAAGATGCTCAGCCAGCGTCCTACTGTCGGCGTCCCGTGGCTGGCCGCCCTTGGCTTTACTGAAGTTCGTACATTCAAGGCTGGCCCATAATACAACCAGTGCATCCGGATAAATCTTCTTCATTCGTTCTACATGGGCCACCAAAGGAGACAGTTCCAATGTTCTGATGTCCTCCGTGAAGTGGAGCGCATCCGGGTGGTTGGCCGCATGGCTGGCGATAGCGTTTGCGTCGTGGTTCACACAAGCGACAACTTTAGCGCACTGTTCATCTGCGTAGCGTGCGTTTTCTACTCCGGTACTGGTTCCCCCGGCACCGCAGAAAAGGTCTATATAGAGTAACTTTATCATATCAGTTCCATCTTTGAGGTCGATTATTGATTCTCTCTAAATACGCGGCTATCTTCTTCTTCGCATCCTCACCGTTACGGACGAAAATCCTCGTATGAGTCTTGTCACCGGGGATAGTAACATACTTTCCATGTTTTTCCAGTTCCCGATGTTGAGCGATTTTCAATTCAGTCCCAGACGGATTCTTTTCCAAATCCACTTTACGTGGAAGATTTGGATCATTTTCTGTTATCATTTTGCACCTCCTTGTCTTTGTTCATTATTCTATCAATTCTTTTCCTCTCAAGCCATTTAGCACCCTTCTGAAACCCTTCTTTAAAAGACTTATCACAAGCCTGACAGATAAGTGTTTCAGGATTATAGGTCAAAGGGCATTTTTGGCACATCTGGCTAAGTCCGTTCGCCTTGCCTGCCGCAGCCTTGCAACCTCCCATGAGGGATTTCGGTTTCGGCCTTTCCTTCAAATCGGCCCAAATGCGTATCATATTGTCGAAATTTTCAAGGTCGCTAAACATATCATTACCAGTGTTAGTTTTCTTGATTATCTCTGCAAATTCCTTGAAGTAGACATTGGCTGCCTTGTAATACTCCCTCTGCATATACACTATCTTGTCAGTCATCAGCCCGGCTTTCTTAAAATTGTCCTCTGCTTCAGATAACAGGTCGTTAGCCTCACAGGAAAGAAGCTGAATCATGCTTATTATGCGTTCCAGCCTCGGAAGTATTCCTGCTTCTTTTGCCTTCTGTATGAGTTCCTCTGTTTCGGCTTCTTCTATATCCTTAACTAGTTGCTCAATCTCGACGTGGATAGCCTTAGCCTCCGGGCTGTTGCCCTTCTTCCTCACTTCCTTGTAGGACTTCTTCAGTATATCCAGCTTTCTCAATAGCATTTCTTTTTGCATATTCCACAGATTTATCAGATTGTTCTATTTTTCTTATGATTAGATACTTTGGTTCACCTTTGCGAAGATTGTTAAGGGTTTCTTCGTTTACTTCTGCCTCGGTTAACCCATTGACTGTTGTATATTGGGGTATTTTGTATTTATCACGCAGTTTCCGGATTAACTCCCAATCCCGCGTTACCCAATAGATTGTGATTTTCATTTTCGTAGGCTTTCACCGCTGAACAATACGGTTCTGGTTATAGCTCTCAAACGGTCGATGGTTCTCTCACCGTACTTTTCTCTCAACTCATCAATCGACAGGTTAGTAGTCAGGATAAGAAGTTTCCCTTTCTTCTCAGCCTCGTCTGCCAACTCTGCAAAAGCAAGCCTTCTTTCGCCGTATTTCACACTTAAATTCTCCGTTCCTATATCGTCGACGTAGATGATATGCTTCTGCTTCACAGCGTCCAGATCAGCGTTCATCTGCTGTGCATCGTAGCAGCTTACCACCTTCCGGCAATAATGATTCAGGATCAGAGGAACAATCCTTCCGCAAATAAGGGTCTTTCCTCTTCCGCAATTGCCGAAGCACAACAGCCCACGACCTCCATTGCCGGCCAGCCAGTTTGCAACCTCTTCATACTCCGGAAGCCATCTGGCATTCTCCCCCGTGAAGTATTTAATACCAGCCCTTAAAACATTCTTTGCATCCGGAATAGAAATTTCTACCGTATTCGGTACAGGTGAAAACCCCGTATCCTTCAGCCTTTCGATTGTTTGTCTGAAATCTATCTGTTCCATGTTACCATCCTTTGTCTTTGTATTTTTCAGTAGAATTATCTTTCAGGACTACGCCTATATCTGTTTTGGAATAAGCCTTTTTCTTGGCTTGGGAAACTATCTCGTTAAACTTGGAATTGATGTTCGTCACACTGAAATTCTCGAATATCCACCCCTCTTTTATGGACGATAGCAGATACTGAAGAGCATACAGAATTGAATCCTCAGCTACGTCCATCTGCTTTTGCTCCCGCTGGAACTTCAGCTTCTGAAGTAACTGGGACATTGCCCCTGCATCTTTGGCCGTCCAGTAATAATCACTTCCAAACAACTGTCTATAATGGGTTTCAAAAAGAGAACGGGCTTTTATGTTAAGTCCCTCCCCCTTGGGGGGTGTGGGGGGAATAATATTATTAATAATTTCTTTATCTTTCTTTTTCTTATTGCCCCTACCTTGCCCCAAATCTTCAATCTTATCATCCATTTTTTGTGACATTGCCCTTAGCTCTGCCCTTAGTTCGCCCATAGACACCTTTAAGTCATTGATCTCTTTATCATTATCTATGCCCTTACCATTGTCCTTTGGCTTGTCCTTGATAGGATTGTAGTCATCATAATTGCATAAGGTTATGACAGTCATACCCTGTTGGTTGCAAGTTGTAATCATCCCCTTCTTTTTCAATTTGGAAAGAAAATATCTGACTTTCTTTTCAGACCATTTCCAACGCTTCATCAAAAATGATATGGATGCCGGATATTGACCTCTTGTATAAGAGATTTCTCGACCTCCGATGAGTTCGCTATACGCCTCGTCGGTTGCATCAAATCGTGCTGACTGAATCAAGTCAAGCCACGCTTCGCATTCCGAAAACTCACGGGCTACTTTCCACATTTCATTCGAGAAAAACCTGCGGCTTAGTCTCAAAAATCCTTCTTCCATAGTTTTAGAATCTTACGTTAGTCAACTGCCTGTTATTAGAGTACACTGCCCATTTACCATTTCCACTATCAACAAGGCGAAGATCCTTCACTTCTCCAAATCGTTTTTTGTTTCCACAAAGATCTGGAACGCATTTGTCACGTCCCATCATTTTTATATTTCCATACATATCCAAATGCTGATTTTTGATAATTCTTACAGCAAGCACAGATAGCTCTTACTGGTACGTTTGTTTTTCTTGAAGCCTCCATTAATGAAGGATATTCCTCTATTTTATCCCCATACAAAGAGTATTGTATAACACTTATAGCACCATGCCTATTTGTTTGAGTTCTTGCCCTTCTTTTGATAGAAGTACCATAGTTTGTGTTATATTTCGCATCACACCATTCTAAATTAACGACTCTATTGTCTGCTTTCATTTCGTTTTTATGATTAACAAAAGGCAATTCTTTAGGATTAGGTATAAACGCTTTTGCAACCAACCGATGAACTGAATGATAGTTTCTTTTGCCATCTTTGCGCAAATAAATCATTCGGTATCCATTTGAATTTGCACACGAAAGTATTTTATCCTGTGGTAATCCTTTTTTGGCGAATGCTTTTATTCTGCCTAAATTTGATACTTGGTACAGACCTTCGTACCCTTCAATATCTTTCCAAATTTCATCCATAAATATTTTCTTTAAAGTGAAAAGGCGGTCAATATAGACCGCCATATAACCGTATGAGAGAGTTTTAAGATGCTTTTCTGACTTGATTTATATCTTCTATCTTTTCTGCATTACCTAATCCATAAGTTGCATTATCCATGTGTACGCCAGTAAGTCCAAGCATAGTCTTTCGTTCGCCCCAGCATTTAGCATTAAGGTCTGACAACATTTTTGATATACGCAATATAGCATCAATCGCATATTTGTTGTCCTCAATGTCAAAATCATCATCCGTAATTATAAAACTACATTACTGTCCACTAAAAATCGCAAATAGTTCTTTGAAATAATTGAATTACAGTT